AACCCTGATGGTGTTACCCATGAGAGGTCGCTTCTACCGTTGCCATGTATCAGTTTACTTTTGTACGATCTAAGAAGTACTGTGAGTGTGTTGAGGTGTTCAATCTCTTCATCAGTTTTATCTTTCTTTGTGTACAATTCTTTCTGATCCTTGACCAGTTGTTTGTATTCTGGCCCAGCAGGTTCATTTTGATTATTGTATTTTAAATATTCACCTATCTCATACTGTGCTAGTTTTTGCAAGTATGCCATAGTATGCAGGGGTCCTGGGCATACAAGGTTGATTGCTTTAATTAGTAGCTTAGCTAGTTTATCACAGTCATCTTGTGTTATCCCATACTCTATGTGAAAGTCCTCTGCTTTACAATCAAAGAACATATTCTCAGCAATCTTCTTTGCACCTGCTGAGTATGCTCTTGTCATACTACCACGTTTAGATATAGCTTTTCTAATATGTTTCATTGGCATCTGATCAAGAATGTCTTTAAGTCTTTCATCAGTTGTCAAATGGTACAGCTGCTTAGCAGTCTGAACATAGAAGTCATGTTGTATATCTACTGGTATTAGCCCTACAAGCCTCCCTGTCTGGCTGTCTTTAGAAATAGCACCTAGATGCTGCCAACCATTGTTAGACCCGTCTATGGGCACTGGAAGGTGGCTAACGTGGATTCTATTATCTTTGACTGCTCTTTGGTAATCAAACCACTCAAAGCAACAGGCTAGGAATGACACAGATTTCTCTGCTATATCTGCTACGATACCTCTCCTACCCATTTCGACAATAACTTCCATGTTATCGTTAGTCCACCTTACCCTGTCCTCAAGGGTAAACTTATCTACGCTTATAGACTCTAGCTTTTCTTCTTCTAGGTATCCTGCGTAGTCAGCCTCACACCAGTCAGGTATCTCATCTATGTTATAACTCTGGTTGAATGTATTGGCTGTGTGTACAGCTAACCAGAAGAGACCGTCCTCTGTCATAGGTTTACCTCTAGCAAAGGTCATCATACCTCTGGCTAGGTCAGACCCTTGATAGTTTAGGAAGGACTCTGAGTAGTATAGCCTACCCCTATAGTCTGCTTGCATGAACTGATAGAAGACATCGTGATCATATAGCAGCTTAGCTTTAGTAGTAATGAAACCCCACTCTACTAGTTTGCTTCTTCGTTTCATTTCCTTAGCGTCATTATCATCTATTGGTGTTGATGACACAAATGAATCTTTGTTTTCTATAAGAGTATCATACACACGCTGGTTAATTCTCCATCCAGTGCGTTGTAGTTTGTTTACTGAAGTAACCCAGGGGGTTCCAATCATAGGTTCAAACCTTGCGTTGTCCTCTTCAGTCCACTCTTTAATTACAGGTTCACCATCTGGCTGTATGATTTTTGATATTCTATCCGGTCTTTCTAACACAGTATGTGTCAAAGAAATCCTCATCATTGCCTCTGGTATGTCAGCAAGATCTATCCACTTAGCTGTAGCTGATACAATATAACTAGTATCCCTTGTCTTTGGGTAGTATATATCTATGTACCCACAGTTATAGAATGCCTCTATGAAGAGATCACCCAACCTCACATGCATGTTCCAGGGTAACCCAGGGGGTTCCCTTTTGATTACACGTGCTATGCGTTGACCTATTGCTGTAGATACAGCTGTCAACTGTGCAGTCCCTGCAGGACTATCTGAGGTATCGTAGGTGAATCTCATTTGTATTGTTTGGAAAGCCACATTTATTAGTCGTGGCATTTCCTCTTTGTATTCTTTATACAATCTCAGAAGTACACCACCTGAGTTTGCCTTAGGGTTATTCGGATTAACCCTTGAGACCTTATCAACTAGGTACTCTGAGATGTTGTCGAATGGATTCATACAATCCTCTTTCTGTTATTATACTGTAAAGTATTCGTCAAAGCCACCAGAAGCTATTAGCCTAGTGGTTTTGTTGTTGTATGTAGCGGAACCTGCAGGTCCAGTGAGTCCTGTAAATCTGGACTTGAGTACTTTGAACTTGATTGTGTTTCGTTCAGACTCTGACTCTGCAACGAGGTTCCTTGAAAAGGCAACGATGTCGAACGAGATCTGCTTGATCGATCCACTGCCTTTGATATCATCGATAGATGCGAGATGTCCTTCCTCAAAGCTTTTACCCCCTTGTGATTTACGTAGGTGACTGATAAGTCCTAGCCACACATTGTGTTTCTTTACAACCTTAAGAAGGTCAGACATTACTTTGTCTATCGCTTCGTTACCAGACAACCCCTCAGAACCTTCCGATACCGCGATAGTAATGTGGTCAAGAACGAGGTACTTGCAACCCATAAGGGCCATGTATTCGATCTTGTCGATAAGAGATGCGTCCCCAACGGAGCCTTGGTGATCCAAGAGAACCAGTCGCTCGTCACCAAACACAGCTTCGTATCCTCTGCGGAGTTCATTCTCATCAGTTGTTGGAGGGTCCATGATGTTACGTTTAAGCTGCATGGAGATAAACTTTTCGGCTGTATCTCCAACACTTTCTTCCAGACTAATGAGTCCAACCTTATCACTTGTCTTAGAAAGAAGGTCAAGAACAATCTCTTTAATGACAGTAGACTTACCACTACCAGTGCCAGAGGTAAACAGAGTAATCTCACCATATCTTATCCCCTTAAGTTTTTCATTGAGTCCTGCAAGGCAATCAGGGTAAGGAACCGACTCAACATTCTGGCGTTCCTTGAGCTTTTCCCAGACTGCTTCGCCCATGACAATTCCTGCAGGGGACCACGTTTTAGCGCCCCATATACTCTCCACGACAGCATCGGATCCATGCTTAAGGAAGAGTTCTGATGGATCCTTGCACCCCTTAAGCGTTGCCACCTTGCATCTGCCCGTACCCACAATTCGTGCCGCTTTTTCCACTGCTTGTGAACCAGCTTCGTCCGAGTCGAACATGAGTATGACAGATTCATATTTAGATAACCATTCCCGTTGCGCCAAAAGGTTATTGACTCCTGAAGCACTGGGAAGCGATACAACAGGGTAGATCCTATTGTACTTTTGTTTATATGCCTGAGCAACAGCGAGTGCATCCAACTCCCCTTCGGTGATGACGAGCATCTTGCTACCCACCGACTGTTCCTGCCCGAATAGTTCCACATCTTTAAAATCTCCATGAACACTAAATGTTTTAGGTAGTTTTCGTTCTTTGTATGCTACGATCTTACCGTTCTTTGTGTATGGGTAATAGTGTGATTCCGGTAATCCTTCTGGAGTTATACTCATTTTTACATTAAAGTAATCTACTACTTCTTTAGAGATACCACGAGAAGAAATACCATAGCTACGATAAGAATCGATATCGGAGAATCTAGTAAGCTCATTAAAGGTGGCGGGTTCATAACTGTCCATTTCTGTTTCTACTTTCTTTGATTTGCCACAGCTGAAGCAGTGTCCTACTCCATCACTGTATGTTGTAAATGCATCGGAGCTACCACATCCAGGGAATGGGCAGGGTCCTCTAGTATATCTTTTATCATCCATCTAGTTCCATCTTTCTTCTTTCGCTTGACGATTCAGTTTTCTCTTGTAACTCGCTTCTCGTTTCTTGTTGAGTCTCTTTTGTTTGATCATTTTCATACTCTCGTACTCTGATGTCAAGGAACTCTCCTCCTCGTTTAACGATTCGCTTTTCAAGTTTGATGTTGTAAACTTTATTGTCATTGAATTCCTCATATACTCCTTGATATGTATCTAATATTGGTTTAATTACATTATCTAGATCTGCCCCTCTATTGGACAGACCTGCTGTGATATCAAAGGTAACTTGACCAGCCTTGAAAGGCCAGTCAGTACCTATAAGTTCATCACGAATCTGGTTCTGATACTCCAGGTAATCCGCTGACTTGAACGTTGTCTTCCCTCTTCGGTTCCACATCTTGTTCGCACTCAGGGGTTTGATTGAGAAGTAATGACTCATCTGGTTCATTCTTACTCACCTCCTTTAGTTCATCCCATGTAGTCAGCATAGTAAGTAGTTTACGACTAACCCAAGGATCACCTGCATTGTTTTCTTTCCAAGCTTTTTCAACAGCTGTCCATCGTTGTCCCATAGGGACACCCTCTAGTATTTTAGCAGCTTTCTTTGGTCCAATACCATTGATCCCTGGGATGTTATCACTAGTATCACCAGTCAAGCATTGTAACATTAAGTTTAGATCTGCTTGATCATCGTTAACAAACTCATGGGTTTTCTTAGTATAGTTGTAGTGATGACCTGGGATTTGTTTAAGGTCTTTATCAATACCACAGATAACAAAGTCCAGTTCCATTTCACGAGCTTCATAGGCCCAGATACAAACTAAATCATCTGCTTCCATACCATCTGCTTCTACTCCACCCCACTTTTCTTTCATATAGTTGTGACCGTAGTTGAGGGACTCTTTTATTTCCTCTTTTAAAGCGGGTCTCGTGCCCTTGTAGGGGGTGTAAAGGTCTTTCCGGTAGTTCCCCCTACCTTTAAGTGCTACACGGCACTCCTGAGGCCCTGAGAAGGCGTATGCGATACATTGATTTACAGTAGTATCGATTACTTTTCTGATCTCTGCTTTATCAGAGTTGCTATAAGCAGCCCTGAAGTAGATAGAGTCAGCGTCAATTAAGGCTAATGCCATTATCTTTTCCTTTTATCTGTAGACCACATCGATACCCCATGCCTTTACTTTATTTTCTAAAGGGTAGGGGTCGAATGGGTCTCTTTCAAATTGAACTGCTGCGAGTAGATGGAGAATGATGTATCCATTTGTAGTATAGTGGTAACGCAATACATCAAACCATTCTCTCGGTTCAATATCGTCTGGTTTTGGGTGGAAGGATACAGCGTACCCTGGGTATTCAATTGATGGTTCATAAGGCACTTCCTCTATATTAGTGGACATCTGCATAAGTTACACCAAACATTTCTGGACCTTTCTTAAAAGATTCCTGAAGTATTTCACCAACACGATCAGCATCGTCTGGATGTGCAACGTAAGCTATCTCATCATGGTAGAATAACCGTGGCTCTGCACGTAACCCTTCTTCATCAATTTTATTCATAGAATAAGACAAAGCAGATTTACATGTAATACCTTCTGCAGTTTGCAATAGGTAGTTAAGAGCTTGGTATTCACCAGACACAAACACAGGTCTACCGTCAAGTCCAGGGAACCATCCCTCACCTGAAGCATATTGTGTGCTGCGCCATACTTCACCTAGTTTATCTTTAAGTTCTTTCAACCCTTTGATTCCTTTAGCAAAGTCTTCACGTGACTTCTTGCCAGCATTAGCGTTGGGTTTACCAGTTAGGATAGAACCTAGTTTAGCATCACCAGCACCAAACAGATAAGCGTAAAGATAGTTCTTTGCGATAGGTCTAGAACAACCAAGTGCATCTGCATTACGTTGGTGTTGATCACCATAGATTACTTCATTAGTAAACTCATCGTTGTTTACATAGTGACACAGACCACGTAGTTGGTTGCCAGAACTGTCTGCACCTACAACTTTCCAATCTTCATCAGGTATGAATAACTCACGTAACTCTTTACCCCAGGGGGCATTGACTCCTGGAAGATTTACGATTACTTCATGTCTGCAACGGAATGTTTGAGTACCAATAGTCCACATGTTACCATGTATACGTCCACCTTCTAGGGTTTCAAGCCAGCCTTTGATTACAGATGTACGGTTACGTAAAGTATAATACTCGCTGATCATTTTACCCATATCACCTAGTTTCTCTAGAGATGTATCAGTAATCTTTGGTCCTACAGTCACCCAGTCACGCCCAATCTTCTTTCGATTGTATTCGTCTGGCTTCCAACCGATAGTTAGTAACCATTCTTTTACAAGTTCCATAGATCCTAATGTGATCTGCTCTACTGTAAATCGTTGGAACTCTTTGTTTACCGGATGTACATGTGTATCTTCTGGTTTTACTTCTTTTTCATAGAAGTCTGAAAGTAAACGTGCAGTTACAGCAGTGTAGTCACCATTCTTTTTGTATTTAGGTGTCTTAGGTGTTTTATCAATGTATACCTTATGCGTACCTAATTGAGGATGTAGTACTTTTTCAATCTCGTCCATCCTAGTTTGCATAAGCTTAAGATTCTTGACTGCTTTAGGTCTATCAAACTTCCAACCACGGGTCTTTACACGGGCATTAAACTTTGCAGTATCATGCTCAATTAGTAAACCCTCTTTAATTGTTGGACGCTTAGCAGCAATTCGTTTGTACTCTTCTATAAGTTGATTAAACACAGCTACATTTAGCATCACATCTTGTACACAGTAGCGTAGCATTTCTTTAGAGTACCCATCCCAATCATCAAATTCAATCTTTGAGTTGTTAAGATGTTCACCCCAACCCTTTAAGCCATGCTTGTGGGGTCTTTTGTATTGCAATACTTGAGACATAATCCAAGTATCATATATTTTCTTATTATTTAGTTTCAAATCATACAGTTTTTCCATAACTAAATTATCAAATCCGATAATGTTATGACCAATCAACACTTCTGCGTTGTTTAATACTGCACAACCATCATCCATTCCTGGAAGAGAGTCATCATAATCACTAAATTTGTATGTTGTACCAGTGTCTATGTTGTGTGCTACAAGACACCATACTTTAGTTGCATCAAAACCATCTGTTTCAATATCATACACTAATTTCATAAGCTTTTCTTTCTAGGTAGTGTTTCTCTTTTACTGACCTGATTGTGTGACAATTAGCGCAACGTATGTCGCACTTACGAGCCTCTTTGATAATGTTCTTGATACTACAAGAAGCCATTCTATGAGGCGTATATATTTTATCTGTTGGATCTCTGTGATCCCATTGAAGAGCATAGGGGTTTTCATTGTAACCGCAATCAATACAGCCTTTAGCAATTTTGTATCGGTCTAGTATTTTTCTACGTCTTCTTATTTTTAGTATTTGTTTTTGGTTGCAAGTCACTTATCGTTCCCTTCTGGCATGTCGCATTTAGGACAAATAGTATACTTTGAATCAATGCTCATAATGGAAAACTCCTTTCCGCAAATGTCGCATATGATTGTTTTAAACGGTTTGTCGGTTATGTGATCTTGTTTGCTTCTGTCCGATCTCATGCTCCAAAGTATCCCTCGTTGTTTACAGTCCTGTGTTCTTTTGGACCCCATTTTTCCATAAGTAAATCAATATTACTTATAGGTTTAGATCTGTCCATGTAGTCATCATATAAACATTCATATGCATAATCGTATACAGATTCAGTAGGCCAAGAGTGTAACATGTCTTTAATAGCCTCTACGATATCTTCTTCATTATATTTTTCAATCATTTCTAGACCTTTCTATTTGTTTCTGAAGGTTTGCTAAGGCTCTCCAAGCTACTTGTGCCCAGTCCTCATCAATTAAATGCCGCATCATAGCGTCTAACTCATCACCAGATTTAGATCTATCCCAGTGTAGTGTTTCTGGTGTTTGACCATGTTGGATACCACCTTTGAGAGATACTTTTGAGACCTCTACGATTGCGTCAGGGAAGTATTTTATAAATCCTGTATACACTGGAATAGCTTTACGTTCTTTTGCGTCAGTTGGTAGTGTAGATTTTAGTTGTCTTTTCATGTATTCTTCATGTCTTTCGTTAGCGATCATCTCCAGACCCTTTCAATGTGTTTGCTTCTGCTCTTGCTTTTAGTTTATCCAGATTAGAAATAGCAATAAGATCAAGGTCAGTATCCAACTCTGAGGCAAGGACAGCGATATACCAAAGAGTATCACCAAGTTCCATAGTAATAGCGTTAAGGGCTTCCTCGGCTTTTTCTGGGTCATTGTCGTAATCTCCACGAAGAATCTTCTTCACTTTGTTTGCGACCTCAGCAGCCTCTCCTGACAAACCTAATGCCAAGTACGGAAGTGCGTTATCTTTTGGATAGACAGCCGTTGTAACAGCCTTTGATTGGTAGTCATTTAGTTTCATAGTGTTTATATACCCCTTATAGAATTAATACCTTATTGATGACGAGGCTTGTCCTCGGCATAAAGATATACCTATAAGGGGTATATGGAATTTATGGAGAGAACAATGCCTTTTAATCCAAAAAGTCTCAAGAACTTAAATGGTTCTTGGACTACTGAGTCTGCTAGAAAAGCACAGGCCAAGGGTGTAGAAACCCGCAAGGCCAATAAAGAAGCTAGAGAAGCTGCTAAAATGTCTATGGCTGAATGGAAGCTATACAAAACAGATGTTCTTGATCAGACTAATATGACATCTTTGGATGTCCTTAAGATAATGATGATTAAGGCTGTGTCAAAAGATGACATGGATACTGCAGTAGACATTGCAAAAACTTTAGCAGAATTTGAAGCACCTAAACTTGCACGTGTCGATCAGACCAATGTAGAAATACAGGCTGAAGATTTATCTGATGAAGAACTGCAAGAACTATTAGATCAAGCAAGTGCCGAGGCGAGTGCCCCGCGACACTGATGCATTTTGTCGGTTACCCAAAAAAGATGCCTATGCGTTTTGTCGGTTAGCTAAAAGAAAATAAAAGAGTCCCTAGATACACATTGTAGTGTACCTAGGGGCTTTTTGGTTATTATACGTGTGCTTTAGGGCGGCTACAAAAGTTACCACCAGTACCGTTTGGGCTACCTGCAGCTAACCGTGATACAGATAAGTATCCTTGGTTGCTTGAGAATGAACCCTTGGGACCATATTGATCAGTAGTCCTACGGAACTGCAGGTTTTGCCGACCAATTGGGTTAACGATAATTTTTGCTTTAACTGCTTTTTGCATGTTTTTAACTTTCTACTGTACTGTACGAGATTGATCAAGATCTTGAAGGACAAACCCAAGATCGATATAAAGAGTGATTGCTTCTTCTTCTGTTAGAAGCACTTCTTCACCACCAAAGTCAATGGCAATTTTACCATCGGCTTCAGCGTATACATCTTCTATAGTCATTACACATCATCACTATCGTCTACAAAACCATCTTTGAAAGCATCGTGTAGGACTGAGACATTTTCTGTATCTATAGAACCATAGACATTGTAATGAACTAGATCTGAATTATACCGTTTACCTTTACCTAATCTAAGGCTTTCACCACAAACAGCGTCTAGTTTTGTATATGCTTCTGTAGCTTTATCTAGGTGTCTTGTATATACATCGAATGATATTTTCATGTCATACCCCATATGTGTTATTAATTGCGTTTTCTACCATGCCTTGGATTTCTTGTTGTGACATGGATAATCCAAGTTTCTGTAGTTCAAAGTTTACAAGGTCTTTGACATGCACTGTGATATATTGTTTTGATTCTTCAATATAATTATCTACCATGCACCATTCGTTGTATACTTCTTGTTCTACTATTTCTTCTATTGAGATAGCGATTTCTTTCATTTTACCCATTACATAGCCTTTAGTTTGTTATAACGAGTCCACCACATTTGCCAAGAGAATTGGTCATTACGTTTTTTGAATAACTCTAGTAATTCTGTGATAGCTTCATCGGGTAATTTGTAATCTACAGCGAACTTAGCAAAGAACTCAAAGTCTTGTTTAGTCATACTATTAGCCAGACACCAACAATTACATGGATCCATCCAATAGTAGCAATCATTTTATCAATATCAATATTCATCATTATCCTCGTAATAATCAATTGTGTCAGGACGTTTGAAATCGTGTTCCCAATCGTCACATTCAGCATCAAAGGTCATTGTTGTACCATCAGTGAATGTAATACCACCATCAGCCCATTTGACATATAGCTCATCGATATCATCAACTTCCATACTTTCTGGCAAATTGACAAAGACTTGACCGTATGTACTGTAAGATAGTTCTACTCTGATTCTGGTCATCAACAAGTCTCCAGTTGTTCAATATGTGGGTCATAGTATTCTTCTAGGTATTCACATACTTGATCCCAGTTTTCTGGGTAGAAATCTAAATCACCAGCCCAGATACCATCGTTGTATTCGTTTTTACATACAACAGAGAAGTTACTGTCTTCTTGAATAGTACCATAACACCAAGTTTCTCCACCATCTTTACGTTTGTATACATGTTTATCAAGCATAGTTAAACCTCACTGATATCTCTTGAGTGGTTGACATGACACATTTTTCATTACGTTTGAATAGTTCAGCCTCAATTAGATTGAGACCAGAGAATGTGGGATCGTCAGATATAACACGAACAATCCAGACTTCTTCACGCATTTGGACAGAGTTTGTAGTGCCGTCAGTGTTAGTACCTTCATTATTCCAGTGACCGACACCGTTGTATGCTGTGCAGCCGCCATGAATATTAGTTAGAAGTGTCTTGGCATCTTCAAAGGTTTGTCTACCCACTGCACATGGGATATATACTTCATGTATGTAGTTCATTGTTCTAGTACCACTTCTGCATTAGTTTCTATCCAGACTTTAGCACCACATGATAGTGGTTTGTCAGGGCTGTATACGACTGTACTACCGCCCATGATATGAACAGCGTGTGCATACTCGTTAGACTTATTGGTTTTGACAGTGATTACAGGGTTACGATTACCAGACTTTGCATTGGCTTTGATAACATGTTGGTTGATATGAATACGTTTAAGTGTCATTATCAATCTCCCATAAGTCATCTACATCAATACCGTCACAAAGATATGAGTAATCATAGTTAGGTACGTTAAACAGTTTGACAGTTCCATCTTTATTGCGGATGTAATCTTCTGTTTCATCATCCACTACACATATAGGCATATCCCATACATGTATTGTATAAGTTTTATTTGGGTCAAAGATCATCCTGTCTCTCCACACAAAAGCATTGTTGGTTTGGGTGGTCAAAACCACGTTCAGTTGCAGAGACATGGCATTGAGACATGTATTTATGTTCTGACCATATTTCTGTCTGTACTTCAATAGGTGTGATTGTAGTTACACAGGCAAGCACCCATTTATATACTATTGGGTTCATCGTCATACACCTCACCAAAGTCTTGCCATTCTTGTTCCCAAGTAGGCTGACCATCATCGTAGTCGTTTTCATCTTCATACCAATGTGGTTCTGTGCCAACTACGATTTGTGCAATAGCTGCACAGTATATATCATCACCTTGCTTTATAACATTGTACATTTCTTGGGCATGTTCCCATGTTTCAGAGACTTGCCAGTGATCTACAAGTGTAGGTTTGTTGTCAATTGTTTGTCTGACATTCCAAGATACAATATACATGCTCATAGTATTTCTTCCCAATCGTTTACAAGGTGCTCTACATCGTAGCATTCCATGCTGTCATGGTGTGTGACTAATTCAACTCTTAGATCACCATCTTTCCATTCTTGTGCATGTACCTCGTGAAAGTCCCAATCAGTTGGTGTATTAAATCTTAAGTGCATATTACCAGAGCCAGTAATGTGTTCTTTCCATGCATTGGAAGAGAACAGATCGTCTCGTCTAGCAAGTTTAATAAACTCTTTACCAGAAGTTTTAGTTAGTTGTAATACTACTTCACCGTATCCATTAGAGCATATATCTTCAATATCATCCATTGTAAATTGATATGGTAGTTTACAATGTAGGTCGAGTTCATAGTATTCTGTACATCGTACATCAATTCTGATTTGAGTTGACATCTTTAAGATACTCCTGTTTCCATTCTGAGAATGCATAACCGCCCATTTGACTGAATTGGTGCAGAATGTGATTGTTTACCATGAGAGCAAGAACAGTAGCATATGCTTTGTATTCAAAGGTCTCAATGTAATCTTGTATATCATCCCAAGATTCTGGGGTGATTACTAGTTTTTGATTTGATAGATCCATCAGTGACCAGCCTTTCCTGCATATCCTTTACCGTTTAGTTTGTGTCTGCGATCACTGGCTTCTTGCCTATCGATACGCTCAACATCTTCCATTTGGTCACGCAAGAAATGATACAGCTGAGTCATTTGCTCTGCAGGTGTTTTGTCATCGTATGGTACAAAACAAGTCTGCATGAATTGATAGTTATCTATCATTCTTTGTATTTTCTTTTCTGTAAGTGTCATTAGATTTCTTTCTGTTGTAAATCTTTTTTGACTGTACAACCTTTTTACTTTGCCTGTTCATAAGCATGGCACGAGCAATACGGTTGACTGGTTTGATTGGATCCATCGTTATCTCTCTGTTGCTATATATTTTACAATGTTTAGTACAATGAACAATAGCAATATGATGATATAGATAGATCCGAACAACATTATATACTTACCACATCTTTATCATATTGAATTTCATATTCAGTGATATGTCTGATAAGTGCTACTTGTTCAATGACAAGAGCATCTGCAAGAATACCAGTAGCTTCATCAACATAGTCTGCTGCTGTTGATATGATTCTTCTGGATTTACTAACAGTGGTTTTGATACCCCTGTGTTTTGCACAGGATAACACAAGCATTACTTCAGCTTCTGTTAGTTTATCTTTAAGAGTAAACTCTACAGTATTATGAACGATAGCATTGATATCTTCTGTATCACTGTCACGCCATTCGTTGTCATTAGACATGTTTCCAAATCCTCTCTTCATGGTGACCTGCCCATGAACTAGCGTTGTTTTCAGCAAACTCAAAGATTGTCCACTCTACATCATCGTTAGTTCCTTCAGCAACTGTTCTGCGTCTGTCGGCTATAGAAAGTAAACGTTTGTAGACTCTGGCTTCAAAGGAATCTTTGAGAGCATCTGGTTCTGTAAATAGATTAATCGTAAGTCTCCATGCATTTTGTCGGTTCGACTAAAATTATCCGAGAGTAGCCCAAGGTTTCCCAAGGCTATCTCTGATGTTTGTACAAGGCTCCAATAGAGCAGGGTGGGCTACTATTTAGCCCTGCGAACATAAAGTGTCCCGAAGGGACTCAATAATAAATATACAAGCGCCTCTGGTGCTTCAAGGCTAACTAAGACCGAGCACACAGAGTCGCTATACGAAACTGGCGAGATGTGGTGTAACAGTGTGACGGGATATGTTCCAGTTTAGTATGTTACAAACGCTGTCAGTGCATATAATTCTGTACAGGCCAAGACAGACTCACTCGGCACAGTTGAAGCTGTACCACTACCCTCGCAAGGCAGCATTGCAATTTGAAGATGCGTGATCTGTAATTAGACCACGACTAGCTGTTTTCACCGGAATTGGTGCATACGGGACGCTTCTCTCCCCGTCTTGACTATATGCAGCACTGAACATCCGAGTCTTACTCTGCGATGTGCCCCACCATACTTATAAGTGTACCGCGCTTTGGGTTCTTTTGATGTATACTACGCTCTCACCGAGCTTCCACGTTTTTTCATTCTGTTACCATGTGTCCTATTGCTAGGCTAGACGCTTTTCCAATATGCTAGTCGTAGTTTGCAACACAGTG